GTAGTAACACTAGGAACAGCAACTGAAGAAGAAGCCCATGCAGTACCGTTATAAAACTCTATTGTGCCTAAAGTAGTATTAAATCCTTCTTGTCCAGTAGCAGGACTAGCAGGGCGAGTCGCTGTAGTCCAAGGGCCACCAACAAATCCAGTAGAAGTAGTAATTTTTGAGCCATCAGTAACAATATTTGCAGAATCTTTTAAAAGACCGCCAGTACCAGCATAGGTTAGACGATTAATTGTTAAACCCGAATCGGTAACAGAGGTAAATACACCGTCTGGGCCACCGTTTACGATCTGAACTGGGGTAGTAGCAGCATTGCCAACCCAAACCTTTTTATCGGTAACATTGATAGCGACTTCACCTTGCGCCAAAGAACTTGGTGTATTGGTCGTTGTTACGCTATTTTTTAATACGATAGTTGTTGCCATATTAATCCTTAAAAAGTGCCGCCACTTATTGTTCCTGTTATTTTACTACCAGCAAGGCTAGTTATCCAAGTAGGATCGGCATAACTTCCTGTTGTGTAGACTCCGTTTGTTACAGTTCCTGCATTTCCCGATGTATTTTGGTTTAAAGTGGGAATATCGGCTGCTACTACAGCCCTAAAAGTGGGGCTTCCTGCTGATCCATCGGGCGCAGCATAGAAATAATTGGCTGTTTGCGAGCCAAAAGCGGCTTGTTTACCGTTAAAAGTAGTCCAATCGGCAGCACTTAAAGCGCCTCGATTACTAGCTGAAGCGGTAGGAACTTGTAGGGTAATAACAGGTGTTGTCGTTCCTGTTGCTACTGTAGAACTTAAATCTGTACCTGTAGTGCCTAAAGTTAAAGCAGCTACTGAGGTTACTGTTCCATTTGTATTAGATTTATTGTTAAATGTTGTCCAATCGGTGCTTGTTAGGTAGCCGTTTACGCTTGTTGTAGCGGCAGGCATTGAAATAGCAGGGGTCGCACCACCGCTTGAAACTACTGGACTTGTACCCGTTACTGAAGTTACCGATCCTACGGTAATTGAGCCGCCTAAACTGGTGCTTGTGCCATTAATAGTAATTGCTGAATTAGTTAAACCAGAATTAGGAATATTGGTAAAAGTATTGGTAGAACCTGAAATAGACTTATTGGTTAGGGTATCGGTTGTTGCTTTGCCGACCAAGGTATCTGTAGCATCAGGTAAAGTCAAAGTCCTGTCTACGGTTTGACTTGTTGAAAGCATGGTTCTAGTGCTAGTAGTACCGCCATCAGGATTAAACATAAACCGTTTAGTGCTATCTACCCCACCCTGGACATTGATATAACCACTAGCGCCTTTGGGGGCTAAATGAATACCAATACTTGCATCTGTGCCTGTTGCTGATATATGGACAGGATTACCAGTTGCAGCGTTTTCTATAGTTACTTGATTAACTGCGCTTGCAATGGCTGAAAACTTTAATTCAGCGTTTCCGTTGGCATCGTTAATCTGGGCTATTACTGGGGTGACAATAGTAGGACTGCCGCTTAATACTACATTTGTAGTGCCTGTAGAAGTCGTAACTCCTGTGCCGCCATTGACTACAGGCAAAGCAGTTCCAGAATAAGTAATGGCTAAAGTGCCACTTGTAGTAATTGGACTGCCAGCTATAGAAAAAACAGAAGGAACTGTTGCTGCAACAGAAGTAACCGTACCACCGCTAGATGGGCTTGTATTGGTAATAGTAAAGTTAGGGTAAGTACCAGTAACGCTAATGCCTGTGCTTGCAGTTAAAGCAACGGTTTGATCGGGGGCAGTATTAGTAATGTTTAATGTGCCGCTAGTCGTAATAGGGCTTCCAGTTACGCTAATTCCTGTGCCTGCTGTGGCTGCTACGCTTGTGACTGTACCTAATGGATTTGTAGCCCAACTTGTATTCGTACCATCAGTTGTTAGGTATTTACCACTAGCTGAAGTCTGACTAGGTGCTAAAGCGTTAAAAGCATCATTAGCCGTAGCTTGTCCTGTACCGCCATTAGCAATAGGAACTGTACCAACTAGACTATGGTCTGCGTTCCAATCTGAAGGCCGTACAACTGTAGTATCTGAGCCGTCTGCAACAGAACTAACTTTGCTATGTTTTACAGTTATGGTCATGCGTTATTCCTAATGATCGTACCTGAAGAAATAGTAACTGTTTCGCCTGGGATAATGACAACAGAATCTAAGATCAAATCCCCTGTTGAAGTCCCAATTGAGCCATCCATTACTACAGCGCCACCAGATTGCGTAATTCTAAAGAAAGATGCCGTACCTGATCCTACTGAAGTTGTAGGAGTAACTGTGCTTAGAGTCAAAGTGCCATTAACATCTGTGCCAAATACGCCAGAAATAGGCAAAGCGCATAACAAGGTCTGGGTCGTAATCGCTGTATTAGCATTAGCAGGCTGAGTCCCTGCATAAATGTTAAATATAGCGTTAGTTCCAGCGTAGGTAATTAAACCTTGGTTTTGTGCGTTGCGAGTTCCATAGCTGTAGTAAAGCATTACATTACGCCTTGAATCTTGCCATTTTCATCTCTAATTACTGTCTTTGGGCGATTAGCTTGTTCATGCTGTTGCTGTAAAGTATTGATCAATGCCGTCAAAGTCTGGGTCATTTGGTCATTACCCTGTGCAATCGTATTAGCAATAGGGGCTAATGGGTGTTCCATAGCTTGAGCCATGTCCTGACTGTCAGCATAAGCCAAAGTACCATCATCTACGCCTGCTGAGATTCTAGCAGTTTCTATCTTAGCGCCATTATTGACATAAGCTAATAACAAAGCCGTATTGCGCTCCATATTCATCTTCATCTGGGCTAACTTGGCTTCCATCTCACGATCTTGGGCGTTTCTTTCAGCTTCTAAGCGGAACTTCAACTGATTCTCTTGCGCTTGGTATTCTTGTTTAGCCTTCTCAAGCTCATTTTGAGCCTGTAATTTCTGCATTTCAAGCTGTGATGCCATCTGCATTTCTTGTGCTTTCATCTGGCTTTGGGCTTGTAACTTAGCTTGCTCGCCTTGCATCTGCATCTGGGCTTTTTGCATCTCTGGGCTAGGAGGTTTAGGTTGGCCTTCCATTGCTTTGGCTTGTTCTCTAAACTTATCAGCAGTTTCGTCAATCAAACCTTCCATTTGCTTACCAGCCCTAAACGCTGTAACGCCAAACTTCAGCATTTCCATGAGTAAAGGTGTAAGTTCTGGGGCATTTTGACCAACAGGCAAAGCTGTCTGAATAAACGAGGATACAGCCGACAAGAACTCAATACGATCTTGCTTTTCTTGTTGCTCATCTTGGAAAATCATTGAGTCAGAAGTGACCTCAATCCTAAAGTTCTTGCTAGCTTCGTTCTTTAATAGTTCTAATGCCTGAGGGATATACTGTTTATCCGCATCAGATAGTTGCATTGCACCACTAATCTTAACAATCGTATCTTCAGTAAAGTGGTTACAAATAATCTGGGCTTTAAGGCATAAGAGTTCAGTAGCAAAGTCTACTACCGAGTGTTGCATAGTCTTTAAACGACCAGCAGCGTTGTTACTCTTAATAATCTGTGCGCCAAGGGTTTCATTAGGATTGGTCTGTCCACGCTGAATATCAGCGATTCCCATGATTTCATAGATTTGGTTCTTAACCTGATCCATTGCTTGATATGCTAGGGTTAAAGCAGTAGCAAACGGGGTAATGTCTACCAGATCAATAGCGCCTCTCATGCCTTGCTTTTCAGCAAACGCAGCCCAATTCTTAACTGGAATCAAGGTGTTGTTTTCGCCTTCGGAGAATAGACGAGCTAATTCGCTAGCAGAAGCATCGTAAACTCCACGCACTTTAAGGGCGTTAATCAATCCATCAATACGATCAGCCAGGGTGTCTAGTTCTCTAGCTTGATCCTGATACATTGTGTAGTCAGGGATAGGCTCTAAGCTGTCAGTAGTAATCGTTGAATATAAAGGTTTAGGACAAGGCCAGAAGTTCTCTAGCTCTAGCGGATCATCTCTTTCGTCAAGGATTTTGCCCATTGACTTAGAAATCCACAGGACTTTGCCTGTTTCCTTATCCCAGATTTCATAAATACAAGCCTGAAAGTTCATTTCAGTATTGGCTTTATAGTAAGACTTGCCTTCTTCTGGCTTAGTATCTAAGGGAATTTTGTTACCTAATTCTTCACCAAAACGCTCAATTAAAGCGTTACGGTTCATATAGACTTTACGCCAGCAAGCGGTTACTTCTTCCCATGTCCTAGCTACAGTATGACCAAAGTCTTTCCAATGGACATAATCACAAGGCGCACATTCGTACTCGATTTCTTCGTCTGTTTCGTCTGGTTCTGCTAGTTGTTGTTCTGGTGTTTCTTCTTCGTCAGGCTCATCAATATCTTCTGTAACTTGGTATCCATCTTCGGGTAAATCTTCTTCCATAGCTACAAAGTGGGGTTCATACCGTACCCACGCAGTACCACGACCACCCATTAGGCGATCAAACACCGAGTTCTTCATTGCTGAACCGTAGTCGCTATAGTGTTCAATCTCAAACTCTAAAGCTCTTTCCAGCATCATTGAGGCTACACGACCAATTGGGTCGTTATCTCTAAATCTACGGCTTACATCAGGTCTTGGCAATCTAGCAAAGATCGCTGGCGTAATGGTCTGAACATTAGACCAAAGGATATTAAACCGAGCATTTGGGTTATTTTGGTAACGGGTATCGTCTTTATATCGTTTAACGATTTTATCGACTCTGCCTTCCCAACGCTTATAGGTGCGTTCATAAGCACCAATGGTGTTATACCAATCCTCGTAGGAGTGATTAACTTCACCTTTTAACTCAGCCATATCAAGCCTTTATGAGAAATTGCCTACTGCTACGACTGTTGCACCAGCGCCAGTTGTTATCTTCCAAGGGCCAGATACAGACTGAACGCCCAAATCAATGCTATAAATGCCGACAATTGTTGTAGCTGGCATGATTGCAATAGAAGTAGAGCCATCAATAATCGTAACAGTTGATGTAAGTGCGGTATTAACGGTAATGATTAAACGAATAATCGTATCGCCAACAGCACCTGATTGTCCTAAGACTTGTGCGGTTTGACTAGCAGCTACTGTTTCATAAGTAGTGCCAAAAGGTAGTTGTACACCAGACATTAGATTCTCCCTATAGAGGTTTGAGGTTTAATTTTCCACATTTCATTCAATGTGACATCAGTTTGACCTACGATTAACCCACGAATAGGATCATCTTTAGTCATTATTTTTTCTTCTTCATGCCAAGCAACTGCAAGCATCCTAAAAGCATCGCTTCCATGGCTTGTCCAGTCATGGCGAGGTTTATCTCTAAATATTTTCTTGTCCTCGTCATATTCTCTTTGATACTGTCGTAAGCACTCGATTCCATCCAAACACCTTTCTGCATCAAACCAAGACCTTTTTAAAGCCATGCGACTTGCTTGTATTCCGTCTTGAAGTGACAAATTTGGCACAATTTTCATCAATTCTAATGGAATTTTAACAGAAAGTTGCTCAATTATGGACTTTCCTCCACTAGCTAATGTTTTAGCTCTAGCATCATGTGGCAAATAATGA